TAACCTTGTGGTTACAGCAGGTAAAGGCTATGTAGCGTCTAGAATGAAAGACGCATCAGCTACTGCTATGTCACACATGGCTATTGGTTCTGGTACTACTAACCCCGCAGCTAATGATACTGCGTTAGAAACTGAATTAGGAAGAGTATCTCTTACTAGTACTTCTGTTTCTGGTGCTGTTGTTACTTACGTAGCTACTTTTGCAGCTGGTACAGGTACTGGAGCAGTAACCGAAGCAGGTATTCTTAATGCATCTTCTAGTGGTACTTTATTGTGTAGAACTGAATTCAATGTAGTAAACAAAGGAAGTTCAGACTCAATGACTATTACGTGGACTGTAACTGTTAGTTAGAAATAAGTAAGGAGTTAGTCAGTGGCTGTTAAATATACTAACAATGCCAAAACAACCCTTGCTAGTGGGCTAACCAACTCAGCGACAAGTGCAACTGTTACTGATGGGTCAGTCTTTCCCTCTCTTGGAGCGGGAGAATATTTCTACATCACCTTTGATGATGGAAGCAACAATGAGATAGCAAAGGTTACGGCAAGAAGTGGTAACGCTTTGACTATTGTTCGAGCACAGGACAATACGTCAGCTCGTGCGTTCAGTACTGGAGATTCAGCTGAACTGCGTGTTATTGCCGCCGTACTAACTGAAATACAAGAAAATATAGCAGCTAAGTCTGCTAACCAAACCGTTTACTCTGCAACTGCAGCGTCTAATGCAACCGATTACAACATCGGTGTAGACCCTGGTGTAGAAGCAAACGCTAGTGTTTTTCTAGATGGTGTATACCAACACCACGATACGTTTAGTTTTAGTGGATCCACCCTGACGTTTGACGCAGCTCCAACGAATGGCACTAAAATCGAGGTAGTAGTAGATAACTTAATAAACCTTCAAAGTTCTAACCTTACTGTTGATACATTTACAGCTACAAGTGGCCAGACAGCGTTTACGCTTTCTGACGCACCTGGAGGCGAATCAAATGTACTAGCTTTTATAGATGGTGTTTTCCAAAATCAAGCGTCATTTACGCTAAGTTCAAATACTCTTACGTTCGACACGGGCGTAGTTGTAGGACGTAGTGTAACTGTATATACCATAAACCCTGTAAACATAGGCACACCAAGCGATAACACCGTAACCAGTGCAAAACTTTCAGGCAACATTACATTACCTGGATCCCTAACCGTGGGATCGTATGACGTAGCCTTCGATTCTCCTACGTTTGTTGTAGATAACTCTAACTCTCGTGTTGGTATAGGTACCGCGTCCCCTGCTTCTGGGGCTTTAGATGTAGTTGGAGAGGTTCATATCTCCAGCCATCTGGATATGCCTGATGATGCAATTATTAAGTTAGGTACAGGAGATGACTTACAAATTTACCACGATGCTTCAGCAGGTCATTCGTACATAAAAGATGCAGGCACAGGTAATTTGTCAATCAATACAGATTCGCAAGTCAATATGTATGACACAGCGAACAGCGGGTGGCTTTCTAAATTTATTGCTGGTGGTGCTGTAGAACTTTATCACGCAGGCAGTAAAAAAATAGAAACAACATCAGGTGGTATATCTGTTACAGGAACTGGTACGTACTCAGGTAGTGTGGCATTAGGTGGTGCAACAGTAGCAAATGACTACCTTTTAGAAATGACCCCTTCAGCAGGAAATATATGGAGAAGCACAAGAGGCTCGTCAGTAGTAGCAGCGTATCAAACTAACAACTCACATGTGTACATAGGCACAACATCTAATAATGAGCTTAGGCTTATTCAAAATGATGCTACTGCACTAACTATTGATACAAGCAAAAACGTCGGGATTGGAGACACGGATCCTTTTTCTAAACTTCACGTGGAAGATACAGGTTGGAGTAGTGGTTCACCCTATGGAACAGTTGCTTATATAGAAGGCGGTGGTGTCAATGATTTGAATTGGGGTCACTTAGTTGTATCACAATCAGGAACTACTACCGATACAGGGGGTAGGATTTCGCTTGGAGCAAATGGTCAAAACCCGATAGCAGGGTTAAGGGCTAAATATAAGGGTGCTACTTATGGTGATTTAGCATTTTTAACAAGACCTAGTGGCGGTACGAATACAGAAAGAATGCTTATCACCTCTGCGGGTGCTGTTGAAATGTATCAAAGTCTTACGATACATAAAACTGTAACTGGCGCTAACGATCAAGAAATGCTTACTATAATGAGGAATGGTGGCTCAACCTCTGATGGAGCTAGACAAGCATCTATAGCGTTTTTTGACGGAGATAACGACACATACACAGGAAAAATTTCAGGTTATAGAGATTCACCCGCAGGGAACTACGATGGTGGTTTGAGATTCTATGTAAATCCGCACGCAACAAACGCTAATGCTACCTTCGCAGAATTAAACAATACTCCAGCTTTGTACATGAATCCAGATCAGACCAGTACGTTTCATGGGCAAGCGGTTCTAGGTCAATCTTCTTCTAACATAGGTAACTACACCTCTAATAATTCAGGCCATACTACACTTAACTACGGGAAAATAGGACACCAATACAACTCTACTGGCACAGCCTATA